AACTCCCCTCTCAAGAAGAAATAATAAATACTTTAAAATCTGAAGGGTTATCTAGATGTAATCCTACTTCACAGGCACAAATGGAAAGAGTATATAATAAATTTAAAAGAAAATTAAACAGAGCATTAAAAATTACTGAAAGAACAAATCAAAAAATAAGTAATATTCAGTCAAAATTAGATAGAATTAAAGATGAAGTCATTCCTAAAATAAAAAGAATATTAGAAATATTATCTACTACAATAGATATTTTAAAACTACTAGTAAAAGCTCTTCCTATAACCTTAGGATTTATGGTTGGATTTTCTGCTAAAGGAGATGTAATAAAAAAATTGGGTGATTTAATAGACGTAGCAAAGGGAAAAATAGGAATATTTAAAAAGGCTATAACAGGATTTAGTAGTACTTTAAAAAAATCTATGAAAAAAGTATTAAAAGTACTAACAGTACTTATTCCTATAATCACAGCAATAGTAGCTTTAGAAAATCTCATTAAACTATTATTAACAAATGTAGAACTCTTATATTTAACCTCTATACAATTCTGTGCAGGAGTAAGTGGAGATGATACAGATGGCCAAGGAAATATGAATGAAGATTTAGCACTATATAGTTTAGAAGATGCTCTTGCTATAGGTAATGAAGCTTTTAATCAATTATTAGATGAATTAGGATTATCAGGAAATGAAGAAGTAATAGAAAAATTATATAACGCTGAATTCCAAATGATAGGATATAAGCGTTATAAAACTTAAAATAGTTATATTTATAATAAACAACCGCTAATATGAAAGCACAAGTATTTGAAAAATTAATAAGAAAAGTAGTTAGAGAAGAAATCGACTACGCTTTGGGTCGTGAGCTTAAATCTCTTAAAGAAGATTTACGCAGCGAAATGAATTCAACTATCGTGGAAAATATTGAAAAGCCAATAAAAACTCCACAAATGAATACCCTTAAAGAAAAAATTATGGGTAAAAAACAAAAACCCAACCATCCATTTACTAGCAATACAGCATTAAATGATCTTTTAAATGAAACAGCTCAAGGTGATACTAATTTAGAAAAAGGCTCATCTCCTATGCAAGAAACATACATGCAAACAGCCTCCCCTGCAGTAACAGAAGCTATAACTAGAGATTATAGTGATTTAATGGGAGCTATATATAAAAAATAAATGCCTATAATTCAGAGTAAAAGACAAATTAACCCCTTAAGCATTAATGGTAATACTACTATTGGTGTGGCTTTTCCTCTGGATGATGTAAATATGTTTTCTGGAACACAAACATTTAAAGAGCAAGTAAAAAGCAATTTATTAAATGTATTATTAACAGATAGAGGAGAAAGAGTAAATCAACCACAATTTGGTATAGGTTTAAAAAGTTTATTATTTGAACAAAATATAGATGAAGAAAGTCTTAAAGAAAAAATATCATACCAAATAGGTATTTTTATACCCGAAATAGAATTAGTAGATCTTCAATCTGAATTTGTAGACGCAGAGAATTTACTTTACTTATCAATAACATATTTATTTAAATTAGATGGAACAGAAGATACTATACAACTTAACTTTCAATAATGGCATACAATAAAGTATCAAATAAAACACAAGATAAAGACGTTAAGTATTTAAATAAGGATTATAATTCCTTTAAAAATCAATTAATGGAATTTGCGGAAATATATTTTCCAAATAATTTTAATGATTTTAGTGAAGGTAATCCTGGTATGATGTTTTTAGAAATGGCATCTCATGTAGGTGATGTTCTTTCCTTCTATACTGATACTCAACTTAAAGAATCTTTTCTTACAACAGCACAGGAAAAAGAAAATCTATATAACCTAGCATATGCTATGGGTTATAAACCAAAAGTAACAACAGCAGCGTCAGTTGATTTAGATATATTTCAATTAGTACCATCAAAATTAGCAGATGGGTCTTACATACCTGATTATAATTATGCCTTAGATATAAACGCAAATGCTACATTTAATTCAACAGAAGGAACACCCTTTTATACTACAAATGCAGTTGATTTTACTTTTTCATCTTCTTTTAACCCCACAGATGTAAGTATTTATCAATATGATAGTTCAAATAATCCAGAGTATTTTCTTTTAAAGAAAAAAACTCCAGCAATTTCTGCTACTCTTAAAACCAAAACATTTGTTATTGGATCAGTAGAACAATATAAAACATTAACTCTATTTGATTCACAATTTATATCAATAGAATCAGTAGTAGACTCAGAGGGTAATAATTGGAATGAAGTTCCTTATTTAGCTCAAGATACTATTTTTGAAGAAATTGAAAATACGGGGGCAAATGATCCAAATCTTAATGGGTATAATGGACAAACCCCTTATTTAATTAAACTTAAAAAAGCACCTAGAAGATTTGTTACTAGATTAAAAGCTAACAACGAATTAGAGATACAATTTGGAGCAGGAATATCCGATAAAGCAGATGAACAAATAATTCCTAATCCTGATAATATTGGTTTAGGAATTAAGGATGGAAGATCAAAATTAGATGTAGCTTATGATCCTTCAAATTTCCTATATACAAAAGCATATGGACAAGTACCAGCAAATACAACACTAACAGTAACTTACTTAGTAGGAGGTGGTTTAAATTCAAATGTAAATTCAAATACTATTACAGAAGTAGGTACTATTACAACTTTAAATAAACCTGGTGTAAATGCTTCACTTTTAGATTTTGTAAAAAGTTCAATAGCATCAACAAATCCAGAAGCAGCAAAAGGAGGAGGAGCAGGAGATTCAGTTGAAGAAATTAGAATGAATACTATGGCTACCTTCTCTGCTCAACAAAGAACGGTAACTAAAAATGATTATCTTATAAGAACCCTATCTATGCCTCCTAAATTTGGAAGAGTAGCTAAAGCTTATATTACACAAGATGATCAAATTTCTCCCCTAACAAGCGAACCAGGAAGAATACCAAACCCACTTGCTCTTAATCTCTATACTTTAGGTTATAATTCAAATAAACAACTATCAACACTAAATGAAGCTACAAAAACAAATCTAGCAACTTATTTAGAACAATATAGAATGCTAACAGATGCTATTAATATTAAAAATGCATTTGTAATAAATTTTGCTTTAGATTTTGAAATCACAGCCTTTAAAAATTATAATAATCAAGAAATACTATTAAATTGCATAACTGAGCTAAAAGATTATCTTAATATAGATAAATGGCAAATAAATCAACCAATTATTATTTCTGAAATTGAAAATTTAATTGGAGCTATAAAGGGTGTTCAAACAGTAGAAAAAGTAGAGTTAACTAATAAAAATGGAGAGGCTCTTGGGTATTCTCAATACAAATATGATTTTAAATCCGCAACAAAAAATAAAGTAATCTATCCTTCTCTAGATCCAAGTATTTTTGAACTTAAATTTCCTAACTCTGATATCAAAGGACGCGTAACAACATACTAAAATGGCATATTATTTTATATACCCAGAAAAAGACACAACACTTTATAGTCACCCTAATAGAACTAAAATAAATTCGGGTAATGATGAAATTCTAGAAATAGTAAAAGAAAAAGGACTAACTGATTCTATATATTATCCATCAAGAGCCTTAATTAAATTTAAGGATAATGATATTAAAACCACTATTAGTGATATAGTAGGACATTCTAAATTTAATGATGGAACTTCAAGTCTTACTTTAAAATTATATTCTACAGAACATAAAAATCTATCTACTCCTCTAACCTTAGAAACATTTGCAATATCCCAATCATGGGATGAAGGAACAGGAAGATTTTCAAATTTCCCTACATCCTCAAATGGATCCTCATGGATTTATAGAGATAATAGTACTACTAAAACAGAATGGACAACTTCAAGTTTTGCATCCTCAACATCTGGTTCTATAAACGCTTCAGGTATAACAGAAGGAGGTGGAACATGGTTTTCAGGAAGTAATTATATAGGATCCCAATCATTTACAAAAAATGAAACTTTAGACACTGATATAGATGTAACTAATATTGTAAAAAAATTTTCAGCAAGTTTATTTAGGGCAAATGATGATTATCCTCTACCTGGAATAATAAATGAAGGATTTATAGTTAAACAAGTAGACTCAGTTGAAACCAATACATCAAATAGTTTTGGCGAATTAAAATATTTTTCTTCAGACACACATACAATTTATCCTCCTAAACTATGTTTTAAGTGGGATGATAGTGTACACACATACCAACAATCCTCAAGTTTAAGTGGAAATTTAAGTGTATCACTTTATAGAAACAAAGATAAATATAATCAAAACGACGTAGCAAAATTTAGAGTCCATGTAAGGGATAAATACCCAACAAGACAATTCGCTTCATCTTCAAATTATTTAAATACAGGATATTTTACAACATCTTCATATTATAGTATAAGAGACGCCCACACAGAAGAAGAAGTCATCCCTTTTGATGATAATTTTACTAAAATGAGTGCCGATTCTGAAGGAATGCATTTCAATATTTATATGAAGAGTCTTCAACCTGAAAGATACTATCGCATTTTATTTAAACACATTAATCATGATGGAACTACTATTTACGACGAAAAACATCATTTTAAAGTAATTAGATAATGGCTAACATACAGTTAAATAAAAAAGTATATGGGGCTAAATCCGCTGGAGATATGATTGATAAATCTTTCTCTGAATTATTTAGAACTAAAGAGCCAGTTAATGTTGAAAGATTATTTAGTTTATATAATGAATTATTTTATGATATATCTAAAGAAGGAGACAGTTCCCACACAACTTTTATTCAAAGAAGCACAGATTATATAAGAGATTATGTTGATCCTAAAGATGCTCAAATAGATGCCCTTATAGATAGAATAGAAGATTTAGAAGAAGAATTATCAAGTGATAATGATCAAGAGCATCCATTTTTTAGTAATGGAACTTTTATATCAACAGGTGTTTACGATGGGTCATCTGTTTATATTATGGAGGGAGGAAAAAAAAGAAGTATAAAGGGGTGGGATTTAATAAGGACTATAATGACCATTAAAGGGATAACGGAAAATTATGAAGAACAAGTATTAATTCTTCAACCTAATACTATAGCAGGAATACCCTCAGCCCCCAAACCTCCTAACAATACATGGGGTATAGAATATGAATATGATTTAAACTTCTATCAGGACATGCTATCTAATACTATAATATCAGAAACTCAAAATTTTACTTCAACTCGAATAAGTTTAGATGCTTTAACCCTATCAGAGGGACAATTAGTTCAACTTAGAGATCTTTTAGATGAAAAAGAAGCAGCAGGTCTTATAACTAAAGAAGATATAATAAGTGGTTTAGAAACAACAACTATGGAGGGAAATAATAATAGAAATTCAGGAGGAAATGGTGGAGGTAGAGAAAGTAGTAATAATTCAGGAGGATATGGCAGATAGATTAAATTTAAATAATAGCGTAGCTTCTAGAGAATTATCAAGAAAATTTGGATATCCAGAAGATATAGTAGAATTACACATTTACAATACTAATGGTAATTTACTTTCATCTGATTATGATTTTAAAGACTATAGTTTTCCAGAAGGCACATTAGAATCTCTTTCTACAGAATTAAATATAAGTCCTAATAATATATTAGAGGAAAAAGGTTTTACTAGTGGAAAATATAAAGTAGTTTTAAATATTCAAAGAAAAAAAATATTTAATGTTTCTACAAATCCCTTCTCACTTAAAGAAATCTCAAACTCTAGACAAGAATTAAGGGTAACTACTACAAAACCAAATTCAGATTTAGATCCAAACGCTCGATCTTTTATTGGAGAAATAGAGTCATCAATATTTTTTAAAGATTTTATTTTAAATTTTGGTAATGATCAAAATATATTAGGAGTAAATATTTTATTAAATACACATCCTAATAAACATGAGCTTTTAATAAAATTATTAGAACCGCTTCCCCCAAAAATAAATTTAAGGGATACTTTTAGTATAAGAGAAGAAATAACTAACCCAATCACTTTTAATATTGATTTGGGGGAGCCACAAATTTTAGATACTAGCATTCCTCTTCAAGGCCCTAATTTTAAAATAGATGTTAGATTAAATAATAGTATACCTTCTTCTTTTAAATCATATGATGATGTTTTAGAATATAATCTTACATCCTCTTATCAAAATCTTCTATCTAAATTAGAAGAAAATGAAGTACCAGAAATAACTTATGATTATATAAGACCTGTTTCTGAAAGTTTAGAAGCTATAGACATTCCTACACATTTTGAAAATTTTGTTCATTTTAGTAGTGCCGTTGAGCGATTGAAGAACTTTGAATATAAGGTAAAATTAATTGAATTATATGACAGCCAATTAGTAAATATAAATAATATCACAGGTGATACTTCATCATCTATATCTGTTTTAAACAATAAAGATTTAATTAATACTAAAAAAACCAATTTACTTAAAGGCTTAGATGGTTATGAGTATTTTTTATATTATACTTCAGGAGCGTATGCTTGGCCTAAATCAGATTTAACTACTCCTTATACTTTATATTCTGTAACCTCCTCAGAAGCCCAAACATGGTTAGGAAGTGAAAAAGACACTTATCTCTCATATGGTGGTCAATTACTATCAGCTTCTATTTTTGATAGACAAAATGATTATGCATTAGTTGAATTAATCCCCCATCATATAACTGACAATCCATCTAACGATTTTTATAAAACGTTTATTAATATGATTGGTCAGCATTTTGACCAAATATGGACACATATTGATCATTTAACTAAAATCAATGACACCCATCAAACAAGAGGTATATCAAAGGATTTAGTTTATTTTCAATTAAAAAGTTTAGGAATAGATACTTTCGATCAATTTGAAAACTCAAATTTAATTGAATATATTTTAGGACATGGTACAGGTAGTAGTACTTTTTATAATTCACCAGCTACTCAAACCTTAGTGACTGCCTCAAATGATGGTTCTATTCCAAAAAATGATATTACTAAAAATATTTGGAAGAGATTATACCATAATGCCCCCTACCTCCTAAAAACTAAAGGAACAGAAAGGGGATTAAAAGCACTAATGAGTTGTTATGGTGTACCTTCAACACTATTAAATGTAAAAGAATATGGTGGTTCTACATCTGATAAAACAACTTATCAAACATTTAGCTATGAGAAGTCAGGATTGGCTTTACAAGGAGACTCAGGGACGAGTGGTTATTTTATAAAAACAGGTTTTACAAGTGGATCTAATGTTTCTTCTACTTTTGAAGCATCAGAAAAAACAGTACAATTTAGAATAAAACCAGTAAGATCAGATGATAATTATCATTTAATTACATTATCAGGATCTAAACTAAACAATATCCACCAACCTGAACACGATCCAATTTTAATATTAAAGCCTTACATAGGTAATGATATATCTTCTTCAGGAGATTCAGAAAATTATGGAAGGTTAGAATTATATCAAAGCGGAGCCTTAGAAGCATTCTCTTCATATTTCCCTGCATATAATAATAAATTTTGGAATATACATATAGGATCTACACCACTCGGTCTAATTGAATTTGGAGCATATCAATCCAATTTTAATAAAAACATATCCTATTATATAGGATATTCAGACGGTACCCCTTCCCTATCACCAGTCTTTTCAGCAAATTATAGTACCTTTAATGGAGCATCTTTTGCTTACATTGGAGGAATGCCTTCTAATTCACATACTTTTTATGATAATCTAGATGATTTAAGATACTCAGGATCTATTCAAGAAGTAAGATATCACTTTAGTGAATTATTATCACATGATACACTTACAAAACACGCTTTAGAACCCTTTATGTATGCAGGTAATACTATTACATCCTCTTATGATGGATTAGTTTTAAGATTACCTTTAGGTTCAAACGATATAGAAGATAGTTCAAGCTTTCACCCTAATATAAATACTACCTTTATACCAGGTGGGGTTTCTAGTTCAATGACTACTCAACAATGGGAGGAAGTAATTGAAACCCACCACCTTCCAACCCCAGATACTGTTGGAGCATCAATGACTTCTGAAAAGGTAAGAATTGACACTGGCACAATTAATGATGATATTTTATCTTCAAAAATCAAATCAGAAACATCAACATTAGATAGAC